CGCCAGGCTCACGGTCACTTGACCAATCAATGTCCAAGAACAGTTTATTTTGGTGACGATTGAACCTGAATTGTGGTTTACCAGAAAACAACATGTTCAATGTTGCAATGTGTTGCATAGTCATCTCATATGAGACATATGAAACGGATGTGAAGTCGTACAAATCATGCAAGCGTAACTGATAACGCAAGTCAAACATATTGATTGATGAGTTTGAATCATCAAATGGGAATACATTGGTCACAAAAGTAACCGCATCTGGACAATAAATCCAACGGCGATTAATATCTTCCGCAGTAATGCGGTGCTTCATATAAATCTTTTCTGTGCCATCAAAGTGGTAATCATTGAAGAAGGCTAGTGCATCATCAATACGGTCATCAACTTGGTCATCATCAACATTAATCTCAATGACAGGAAACCCTAATCTGCGTAGGCAGTAAGTCTTAAACTCAGCTCTTGTGGTTGGTTTTGCCATTTTTTATCCTAAAGCAATTGAGAATGCTATTGCACTTGAATCCACAACTGGGAATGTTGATACTGAAGTTACACGGCCATTAGCCGCAACAGTAACAACACCATAGTGAGTTGTGTTTCCATAAGTTCCTGCAGCTACAGATACATTGGTAAAATCAGTTGTTGCCGCTGAGTTAGCAGCTGCAAAAGCACCATTCGCTACAGCTTCATCAGCAAGAAAATATGCACCAGTGGCTGAACCAGTATTTGCTTGCCATTTACCCGCACTTTCAACCCACAATAGAGAAGAATTAGCAAACGTATTACCACGATTGATTTCAATACCAGCACTTTCAATTGGCGTTACTGATGTTGGCAATTCAGCATTGAGTGTAATTAAATTATCACCAACTAAAAGTTGTTGTGTGTTAGCATATGTTGTTGTGCCACTAATTGTCAAATTACCAGTAACAGTTAAATCACCTGTAATTGAACCGCCTGTTGTTGTATCTAATGAATTATTAGCTCTTACAAATGCAGCCGTAATATTTGCATTAGCAGTATTTACATACGAAAACAATACACTAATGTTTGCATTTGCACTAGTAACATAAGTTTGAATTGTATTAGAAGAAACGAAGGCACCGTTTGCGTATATACCAGCAGAAGTTGCCGCTATAAAAGCTGTATTGGCTTGATTGAATGAAGCTTGAATTTGCGTTGCGTTTGCAGATAAGGCACTTTCTCTGGCCAACGGAAATCCACCAGCCGTAGTACCATCATGTATGACTAATGTATTTTTGGAGGTATCTACTGTTGCTTCACCAACAGCACCCGTAAACGATGCTGTTTGAGCAGTAGTACCTCTTCTCCATTGTATTTGTGTGGCCATTTAAAATCCTTGAATTATCTCTTATTTATACTTATGCTACGTAGCCTAAATCTTTTGTCAATAGGTAACCTCTAGGTGTAATAGGGTCTACACGACAATCATACAAGACTGTCAAATCTTCACCAAATGCAGATGATACGGCATCTGTAAAGTTACCCCAATCACCTGTTGGAAAATAATCAGCAAAAGAAGCATTACCTGTACCTGTGTTTGCTTTAACAAAGGCTGCATTTGCTTGAATGAAGGCCGAAGTGGCAGTATCATTGGCAGTTGTAGCAGTTGATTGAGCGGCTGATGCTGCAGCTGCGGCAGAACTTGCTGTACCGTCCGCACTTGTTGCTGTAGCCTGTGCAGTATTAGCCACAGAGAAAGCTGCATTGGCCTGATTTCTTGCAAACGTATCAACTGATCCAGCAGAAATAGTGTTCGCAAAGGCAAAGGCTGCGTTCGCTTGATTTCTCGCAAATGTATCAGTTGTTCCACCACCTGCATTAGCAGTATATTGTTTTGAACCATCTGAGAACTGAATGAACCCTGTATTAGCTACAAAGTTGTTAGCATAGACTGTATTAGCGCCAGTAATATTACCAAAAGCGCCAGTTGTAATGAATGATGTGGCAGTAATATCACCTGTTACAGTTCCACCAGTATTTGCATTTAGAGAATTGTTTGCTCTTGTATATGCGGCATTAGCTTGACTAAACGCAGATGTAATACTATTATTCTGTGTAGTATCTGTTGCAGTAGCCGCATTAGCTGCAGCAAAAGCTGCTATTATATTTGCATTGGCACTAGTAACATAAGACTGCAATAAACTAATATTAGCATTTGCACTTGTTACATATGTTTGTAATAAACTTATGTTTGCATTAGCACTGGTAACATAAGTCTGAATTAAGTTAGCAGAATTAAAAGCCGCACTGGCTGTAGCTCTTGCTACCGTATCTGGTGCTGAAGCAGGATTTAATAAGTCTGTGCCAACTCCTGCTGCGGCACTATTTGCCATGTCAATAAAGACGCCACGAACACTACCACCAGTTTCAAAAATTCTTAATTTATTTTGATAAACATCAATTGTTATACCAGCTGCCAAGGTTGTATTGGTTGCGGCTTTGTCTAAAAATAATTCACCACCTTCATCACCACCTTGACTTAGAGCTCTAAGTGTTCCTGTAACATTTAAAATTCCACCAAATGTGGCACCACTTGTATTTGCAAGAGCGTTGTTTGCTTTAGTGAAAGCTGCATTGGCACTATTAAAAGCCGCCGTAATAGAATTGTTTTGTGTAGTATCTGTTGCGGTAGCCGCATTAGCTGCGGCAAAAGCTGCGGTTATATTGGCATTTGCTGTAGTAACATAAGTCTGCAATAAACTTATATTAGCATTAGCGCTAGTGACATAAGTTTGTATAACATTAGATGCAACAAAGGCACCATTGGCATAGTTACTGGCTGCTAAAGCATTAGTAATTGCCGTATTTGCTTGTGTGAAGGCAATTGCTGTAGGTTGGTCAATGACAATGTTTCCAACCATTCCAGAATGAATAGAACATTGATATACATAAGTTGAACCAACGATATCGTAAGGAACTTTCCAATATAATGTTCCAGCAATTTTTCCCTGAGCTGAGGAACCAGTAGTTATTGTTCCGTCTGTAGCTACGTGAGTTAAACCCGTGTCATAGTTAGCTCCACCCGGTGACACCCGAACCATAAATGGGTGGCCTAAAACATTAAGGTTGAATGCAATTGTTTCACCAGCACGAACATAAACTGTTGGATTATTTCCTGAATATTGGTCAAGTAAATATCCTGAAGCACCACTATTTGTTACATTTAATTTTGTAACGGCACTTGTATAATTTGCATTTGCAGTATTGAATGCGTTGTTGGCAAAATTAAATATGTCAACACCATCATCACTAAAAATATTGGCACGAACAGTACCATTAACTGTGAGTAAACCAGTTGTCTTATTGAATGTGAGTTTCTCTGAGCCACCCAACGAACCGCCGTCATTGAATTGGAGTTCTGTATCAAGGCCTGATGGACCTAGAAAAGGATTGAATTCAGTTACAACACCAAGTGGTGTGGAATAAAACAACTTCCCATCTCTACTGTTAATAGAGATTTCACCATTGGCCAACGAAGCAGGTACATTACCTGTTACTGTTGAATGTTTTAACTGAATTATTGTATTAGCCATTAGAATGAACTGCCGTTATCTGCCTCTATTTTGAAAAGGTTCATCGGTGCGGGTTCTTCTATAGCAATAGGTGCAGGTATTAAAGGAAATACTTTATCTGGATTAATTTTCTTCAGCTTGGATATAGGTGCAATTTCTTCTAGTTTACTGATGTATTCATTCAACTTAGAAATCTCTCCTTGTTTTTCTTCCAACTGTACTTTTAACCCAGCAACCTTTTTCATTTCATCATTCAGAGCAGTTTGTATTCTGGTCTTTTCTTGATGAGCCGAAGTGTTGTTAGTTGCCCTTTGTTTGTACGATTCAATTTCTTCTAATTGACTTTGAACCGAATTCCATTGGTTAACAACTTCATTATATCTTGCCTCTAACTCTGCTTTTTGATTACCAGATTGTTCAGTCAATTTTAACTGAGTCTGGAACATAAAGTTCTGCTTGATTATCGTCATCAGATTTTCAAGCAGAATCTCCTGATATGCATTCGAAAACTCTACACTCATAACAATTCCTTTTCACAATAAATTTAGAATGTTCCGCCCTGTAAATGTGAGAATGCTGGAACACCTGAGTTATTTATTGTCAGTATATGGCCTTCTGTTGAAGACGATGCTGTTTGGAATGCACTAGTGCCTTGACCTAACAAGACACCATTTACTGTGTGTGTACCAACTCCTGTACCACCTCGTGCAACTGCTAATGTACCAGATGTGATAGCAGAGGCATCAAGCGCAATTGTTGTTGTGTTTGCAGAAACAATACGACCGTTTGCGGCAACTCTAAATGATGCAACACCAGTAGCAGAACCGAAATCATCAGAACTGATTGAAATGTTGGTTACATCAGTATTAGCAATTAGTGCTGTACCATTTGCAAGACTAAAGACAGCTGCGATACTTGTATTTTGAGTGAGGTTGACATCAACAGCACCATTGGCAGCTGCAAAGGCAGCTGTTATACTGTTGTTCTGAGTAAGATTAATTGCTGATTGTAATGTGGCTGCGGTATTACCTGATAAGAAAGCAGCATCAGCTGTATTCTGTGCATTGGTAATATTAGTATTTTGTGTTAGATTAATAGCTGACTGCAATGTAGCAGCAGTATTACCTGCTAAGAAAGCAGCATCAGCTGTATTTGTTACCGTTGTGATGTTGGTGTTTTGAGTAACATCAACAGCTGCATCAGCAAGAACATAAAAATAACTACCATCATTTGTTGCTGTCCAATTATCATTTGCTTCATTCCACACCAATGATACATTAGCAGAAGATCCACGATTAACTTCAATACCAGCATTTTCTGTTGGTGCTAATGAGCTTGGTATTTCAGCGTTGAGGGTGATAATATTATCACCAAGTAGAACATTGGTTGTATTAGCATATGTTGTTAAGCCACTAACTGTCAAGTTACCAGCAATAACCAAATCGGAAGAAATTGTACCACCCGTTTTTGCTAACGCATTATTAGCAGTTGTAAAGGCCGCCGCAGCTGTATTTGTTACATCTGTAATATTAGTATTTTGTGTAGCATTAATTCCAGCCTGCAATGTTGCAGCTGTATTACCTGCTAAGAAAGCCGCTGTAATACTATTATTTTGTGTTGCATTAATACCAGACTGTAATGTAGCAGCAGTATTACCTGATGAGAAAGCGGCATCACCAGTATTCTGTGCATTGGTAATGTTGGTATTCTGTGTTGCATTGATACCAGACTGTAATGTAGCAGCCGTATTTGCTGCATCAAAAGCTGCATTGGCATGATTTCTTACATAGGTGTCGGTTGCATTATTAGCAGCTGCGAAGGCCGCATTTGCAAGATTGAAAATTAGACCCTGTTGGTCAAGAAAGAACTTACCACCAATTGCAATAGAGCCTGTACCTGTTGGTGAACCAATGAATAAGGTATTACTCGTATAGGAATACGCTGGTTCGGCAACATTCAACGATGTTGGTGCCGCCGTTACTGTAGAAAATTTTAGTTGAATTACTGTATTGGCCATTCTTGGTCCTTATTGTTATTTGCCTATTTATGCGAATTGATAGTTTAAAAGGAACCACCAATCATTGTTGCCAATCCTATCAAGGCTGTATTTGCAGCAATGAAAGCTGAATTGGCAAGATTTCTTGCTGTAATATCAGCGGTTGTATCTGTAGCTGAATTTGCAGTATTAGCTGCAAACTGTGCAAGTACTAATGCTGAGTTTGCAGTAGCACTGGCCGCATTAGATGTTGCTCTTGCGAATGGGTCAAAGTTACCCGCAATTGCAGTATTTGCTTTATCAAAGGCCGCATTCGCATGAGTATATGCAGAGTTAGCATAAACACCAGAAGTAACTGCTTTTGTATCAGCAGTATTAGCCGCAACAAACGCACCATTTGCATACGTACTTGCGCTATTGACTTTAGAATCAATCGCATTAGCGGCTGCAAAAGCACCATTCGCATATATTGAGGCCGAGCCTGCATTCAATACTGCTGTGTTTGCTACTAAGAAGGCTGCGTTGGCGTAATTACCTGGCGTAATGCCAACAGTATTGGCAACTGCGAATGCGCCATTAGCATAGTTACTTGCTGATAATGCATTACTTACAGCAGTATTTGCCTGTACAAATGCACCATTAGAATATATGGATGCAGAAGTAACTTTTGTGTCAATTACATTTGCAGAAACAAAAGCTGCATTGGCATAGTTACTCGCACTTAACGCATTACTTACAGCAATATTTGCTTGTAAGAAAGCAGCGTCACTTTGTGTAGATAAAGATATTACAGTATTTGCTTGAATAAAGGCTGCGTTTGCTTTATCGAAGGCAGCATTCGCTTGAGCTGCACCACCAGAATTGGCAATAACAAGAGCCGCATTGGCTTGTATAAAAGCAGCTGTTGCTCTTGCATCAACTGTGTTTATGTTATTTTGTAAGGTGGTTTGTAATGAACCAGTTGATGAATTGGCTTGTATGAAAGCTGCATTGGCAGTATTGTAAATTGTTTGTTGTTGGTCAATATAAAATTTACCACCAATTACAATAGAACCAGTGCCTGCCGGAGTACCAATGAATAGAGTATTACTTGCATAAGAATATGCAGGTTCAGCTATGTTTAATGTTGATGGTACCGCCGTTACATTAGACGATTTTATTTGGATTAAAGCCAATTAAAAATCTCCACCATTAACAGCTTTTACCGAGATTGTATTAGCTTCAAAACTTCCAGTATCAGAATTGAAAATAAGGGTAAATCCATCTTGCGCTCCAGTTGTAGATATACCAGCTATCTGGTTAATACCCACATTAGGTTTTGGTGTAAAGTTTTGTGAGACAATAGTGGACTTACTGGTCTGAGTAATAGTTGCTCGACCAATACCAGTTGTAACATTGATTTTAGCTGTGATTGCCATTATGACTGCGTTACTCCAGGCAACACAACAACGATACCTTCAATCACTCTCGTTTTAATTGAAGTGGGTGAAGTAATAACAAGGTCGTAAAGATAACGGCCAGGAGTCATGTTGGCTGTATTAGCCGCAGTCATGGAAATAGTAACCTCACCGTTTGCAACACCAGTTACAGAGGCGGTGAAATTAGTTGCAGTTGTTGAGTAATAAGATTTTCTTATTTGAGAAGCAGCTGAATAACCGAATAGGTTGATTGCTGTGCCACTAGAATCTTCTACATTAACTGTCGTAGAGAAATTAGCATACTGCTCTAAGTTTAATTCTGAAAATGCAGCCACGTTTGAACTCCCAATTTGATTACCTATTTAGTCAAACTGGGAGTTTAAGATTGAATTTAAAACGTAGTGTCTAGCTTATCTTTAAATCTCAACCCATGATGTTGTTGGTTCATCCCAACGATACATCTTATCATCAACTGGTCTTGGTGTTGGTGGTTCCCAAAGACAAGATGTTTCATTTAGAGACCAACTTGCAAATGGTTTTGGCGAAATAAATGCGTCACGGGTAGAATCGTATGTGTAACCAATGCCAGCATAATTTTTACGCAATGGTGTGCCACCTTGAGTATGTACACCACCTATTGTGTTATAACTTGTTCGTTTGCAAGTTTGACCACGAAACTCACCATAGTGTTGCTCCCAATCAATAGCATCTTCTCCCTCATTTTTACCTACAATAACTTCGGTAACAATATTGTTTGAATCTAAGAATGCGTAATGTGCCATAATAATTTTCCTTTAAATAGTTACTGTGCCTGTACCAGCAGTAAATGTGTATATAGTGTTTCCACCAGAAGTTGTTTTAGCATAAGTTAAGCCAGCACCAATTGATGCTAAATCAGGATATATTGATGGATAAGAAATAATAACAATACCAGAACCGCCATTAACAGATGTTCGTTGAAGCGACACACCGCCAGCACCCCCACCTGTATTTACGGTCCCGTCTGTGGCTGATGCAGCTCCTGCTCCTCCACTTTGACCTCCGGTGCCACCTCCACCTAAACCGCCGATGCCCTTCAGTGTATTCCATGAAACGTCATCTGCGCCTGCGCCTCCACCACCCGCATAATAAACAGATGTTCCAGTAATGCTTGAAGCAAGACCTATACCTCCGTTACCTGCTTGCCCTTTTGGGCCAACCCCTAGGTACACTGGGGTTAAGCTATCGCCTGCTGCTCCGGCGCCGCCGCCGCCGCCACCTCCACGGTAACTGCCATTTTGAGAATCACCGCCTGCGTTACCTTGTCCTGCTGTTCCGGCACCACCAGTGTCAAAATATCCACCAGCTCCGCCACCTGAACCTCCGGCTAAGCCATTAGAATCAGCACTTGCTCCACCACCACCTGTTGAAGTAATTGATGATAATACACTATCACTTCCATTTGTAGTACCAGCACCACCTGCACCAACTGTTACCGTAAATGAGCCACCAAGAGTAAATGATTCAGCTGTTCTACATCCACCGGCGCCGCCCCCGCCTCCGTGATATGGACCAGCACATCCACCGCCACCAGCAACTACAAGGTAAGTAAATTTAAACGCAGGTGTTGTAGAGAAAGATACACTACCCGTACCCGCAGTAAATTGAGTAATTTTAAAAGGACTACTTATTGTTGTACCTGAGGTTAAACCAGCACCAACATCAATGTAATGTGTGTCAGGATATTTAAGAACAACAAAACCAGAGCCGCCAGTTGTGTTATTACCAGCACCGCCGCCTGTGTTTACAGTACCAGTAGTTCCAGTGGCGTTGTTGCCGCCAGTGCCGCCGCCCCCAGTACCGGCTGTGCCTCCTGTACCACCAGAAGGATGAGCGCCACCACCGCCTCCACCGCCTCTAGTTACAGAGGTTCCAGTAATGCTTGATGCTACTCCGTTACCACCATTACCACCTCTGGATGATGTGGCATTACCGCCTACTGCGCCTGCACCGCCACCGCCACCGCTGTTTGTGTAGGAAACATTATCAGAAATTCCATTACCACCATTATTACCTTGAGATGGATCAGTGCTTGGCGTATTTCCAGCGCCACCAGTATTCTCACCATTAGGGTATCCATAAGCACCTCCACCAGAACCCCCAGAACCGCCACTCCCGCCATTATTACCCCAACCTCCGCCAGCAGAAGTTATAGAACTAAATACAGAATTACTGCCTTGAGTACTAGGAGGGCCACCGGCGCCAACAGTTACTGTGTAGTTTGTTGCAGTTGAAAATGCAATTCCAGAGGCTGTTCTATAACCGCCTGCGCCGCCGCCACCTGCATAAGGACCACCACCACCGCCGCCACCGCCAGCAATTACAAGGTACTCAAGTAGAACACCACTGCCGCCAAGACTACGCTTCTTACGAAAAGCCCTTGCTGAACCAACATTAAATCTTTGAAATGGCATGATTAAAAATAACTTTGTACAGATGCAAACACATTGTAAGTTGGTGTTGCCGAAGTTTTGACAATGTTAAAAGAATATATGTCTGTATTAGCTGAAGTGCCGCCAATTGGTACACCACCTGCCCACTTCACAGTTGTTCCAGAACCATCAACTTGATATGTATTGATATAGTATGCAGTAGAACTGTTTGGCACAACTACAATAAATGTAGCACTATTACCAACTGGAACACCAGATAACCCAGTAAAGTTAACAGTACTGTTTGCAGATGAATTTGCAGTAAAGACAACATATGGTTGTGCAATATTAATATTCAAAGTAGCACTCATTGATGTGGTAATATTTGCTGATTCTAAAGTAGAACTTAGGAATGTTGTAGCTCCAGAAACATTTAAATTACCTAATGTTGCCGTTGAAGATATCTTATCACCTGTTACAGCTCCTGCAGCTAGTTCAGAAGTATTGATTGAACCATCTGCAATTGCCGCTGTAGTTATAGCGTTAGCGGCAATCAGTGCGGAGGTAATTGTATTGTTTGCAATATCAGCAAAAGTAATTTCACCATCAGCAATGAGTGCTGTTGAGATTACATTTGATGTGATACTTGCTGCTGTGATTTTTGAGAGTGCCATAATTCTTATTATGCTGGTGTAGTTACTTCAACCCATGATGTTGTTGGTTCATCCCAACGATACATCTTATCATCTGTTGGCATAGCAACTGGTGCTGCCCACAAACATGTATTTTCATTTAAAACCCATGAAGCATATGGTTTTGGCGGAATGAATGCATCACGGCCAGAGTCATAACTGTAACCAATACCTGCATAGTTTTTACGCAAAGGACGGCCTTCTGGATGTTGGCCGCCTTGTGTATTATACGAGGTCTGAACCCACAATGCTGGGTCACCCCAATGTCCGGTGTTTAATGTTTCTTGGTCGATAACGATTACTTGTGTAACGATACCGTTTTCTACTTTAGCAAAATGTGCCATATTTTATTGTCCATTTAAAAAGTTACTGTATCTAATAAGATACTTACTGTGTCATTGATTACTGTATTTAGTTAGAATGTAATTGAATCTAATGAAAAATTATAATCCATTATTTAAGTCCAAGAAACATTACCTGTACCAGCAGTAATTGTTGTGACTTTGCTAGCTCCATCTGTTGCAGTTGTGCCTGTTAATCCAGCACCAAGTGTAATTGTCATTCCACCTGCATATCTAAGAATAACTACGCCAGAACCACCAGCACCACTACGACCTGGCCAACCTGAACCACTTTCAGGATGTTGAGAAGCACCTCCGCCGCCACCGCCAGTATTTGGATCACCAGCTGTACCATTCATTGTGCCTGTAGATCCGCTTATACCGCCAGCACCGCCACCGCCAGACCCACCAACACCAGCAGTTTTAGCTCCTTGATAATTAGTAGCTGCTCCACCGCCACCACCAGCATAAGTTACAGAACTTCCAGTAATGGAAGAAGTTCTTCCAGCACCACCATTACCACCAAGTAAGCTACTAGAGCTGCCAGATCCATTTCCACCAGCAGCATTTGCTCCGCCGCCACCACCGCCTGAGCCTTGAGCATAACCAGTAAGACCGCCATTAGTTTCTGCTGACTGACCAGTACCACCGGTATATCCTTCATCTGCAACTGGAGTACCAGGAGTATTTTCATATCCATTAGCACCACCGGATGAACCACCATTCTTTCTTGAAGCTGGTGAAGATGTGCCGTAGTCAGTAATACCACCACCGCCACCACCGCCAGTAGTACTGATTGTACTAAACACCGAAGTGGAACCTGGCAATCCGTGTTGCGGCTGGCCAGCAGTTGTTGATGCACCGCCAGCACCAACGGTTACTGTGTAATTGGTTCCTGGAGTCACAGTAATAACACTCAACTGTGAGCCGCTAGGACCACCGCCAGCTGTGTAAGATGATTTAAGTCCTCCAGCACCACCGCCACCACCTGAACGATTACCTTGCATACCGCCAGATCCTCCGCCTGCAACAACAAGGAATTGTATTGCTCCATTGAAAGCAGCTGGACTTACACTATTAGAAGCTTCACTCGCTGGGCCTGTGCCAAAAGAATTTGTTGCAGTTACCGTAAATGTATAGGAAGTACCATTTGTTAATCCTGAAACCGTAACAGGAGAAGATGCGCCAGTACCAGTAAGTCCACCAGGACTTGATATTGCTGTGTAACTGGTAATTGTTGCTGGTATACCTAAGTCGGCTGGTGCTGTAAAGGCTATACTTGCGGACGTATCACCAGCTGTAGCCGTGCCAATAGTAGGAGCACCTGGAATTCTTGAAGGAAAAGGCCACACATTAATTTTTCTCCAATAAGCCGCTTGGTCAATTGTCCAAACACCAGATGCAGAATTTGTGGTTGGCGTAACTGGAGTCTTAGTGATTAGGCCGCCAAGATACTTTTTACTCATGTATTTTCCAATTCTTTAACTTTTTCCCAATATCCATCGCTTCTAGTGCTTGCATATTCAGGATCATGTTGGTCACCAAATATTTCCATTGTTTCTCCATCTAAATCACGCAACGCATACACGCAATAATAAATTGTATTATCTTCAAGCGCAGTAATTTTGTGTTGATGTTCTTTGCGAATCACAATAAAAGTTGGAGCCGTAAATTCTTTAGGTGTATTATCTTTAATTTGAACGCTGACCTTACCTGACACTAATAAGGTTACGTGGTCAAATTTGTGTTCGTGTCCATCAAAGGCTTCGCCTGCATGTTCGAGAACATTTTGTTTAACCCAAATGTTACCAAAGTAACCAAGTTCAAAAGTCTTCATGCTTCCTCAACAGGTGTTACCATAACATCGCCGTAATACAAGGCTGGATTTGTTGTGTACCAAGTGCAAGTATCTTCATTCAATAGAAAATCAGGGTGTGGTTTTGGTGGAATAAATGCGTCACGAATAGAATCATATGTAAAACCAATACCAGCATAATTTTTACGTAATGGTGTACCACCATTTAGGTGAACGCCGCCATAAGTATTGTAACTTGTTCGTTTACAAGTTTGACCACGAAATTCACCATAGTGTTGTTCCCAATCAATACCATCTTCGCCTTCATTTTTGCCAACGATGACTTCTGTAACAATATTATTAGAATCTAAAAATGCATAATGTGCCATAATTATTCCTTATCTGTACAAATAATAATGAGAGCCTGCAATTGTTGGGCCCAAATCGCCCATAAAATAAACAAATCCTTCAGTATGTTTGATAATAATTGTTCTAGTATATTGGTCATTAATTGCATTAGCCGATACGTCAACATTACCATTCTTACCATAATTTACAATCAAAACTACTGCCCCTGTGAAGTTATTCCAAACAAACAACCGGCATGGATTGTTGTCGTAGGAATTTCCAAAATCTATCATAACCTCACTAGTCTTTAGTGGCGGTCTCCACCATAGCCAGCCCCCGTTATCATCTCCTTGTGGAGCGCTATCATAGGTTTGAACAGCTGAAGCTCCATTCCAATTGTTATGTACTGCTGTAACAATACTCGGATAAGTTTGTGCGGCCTTATTAGAATCAGCGTACCAATTTGCAAAACCAGGTCCTGATTGGTTACCAAAAATAAGCGCATCAAATTGGAATGAACCAGGTTTTAAAGAACTACTATTAGCGGAGTAATCACTTGTGAATACAATTGTATTAGCAGCAGTACCAGTACGTACATAATTTAAATTTAAGTTGGTTAGATTAACTGGTATTCCATCCGCCGTGGTGTATGCAGGAGCTGTGTCTGCGCCACTTCCAGGGCCGCCCATTCGATTTACGCCACTCCACCGTGATGGCAATCCATATCCCCAATTGGCGGCAATATACCAGTTAGTTCCAAGAGAATCCGTACAATAATAAGTATGTGAATCTAAATATGTGGTGTTTGCCAAACCCATATTTGAAGAAGCACCCATAAGTTTATAAGGCGTGCCATTTATAGTGCCAGTCGGAGAAGCTATGTAACTACTTGCACCTTGAGTAGTATATACTGGCAAAGTAGTAGGACTCGGACTCGTACTGCTTAGGCCCGTCCAAGTGTTAGCTGCTACAGCCTGCATCTGTTGTGTGATTGTCCAAATTCCCGTGTAACTAGGCATTTTTTATTCCTTAGAAAGTAATATTGCCTGTACCAGCAGTGAATCTATAAACCCTGTAACCAGAACGTGATGGTTGGTCGTAGGTTAAACCACCACCAATAGTTAGTGCAGGAGATGTATTGGGATCCT